AATCCGATTCTTACCGGATGCAAACTCCAAAAACACATTCTTCTGGGTGGAACGGGCCATGATCCGACTGCCATTCAATGGCGTCAAAGGAGAGATGGATTCCAAACAGGTCATGGTGCAGGTACCATGTATGCACATGTGGAACGAAACTTGTCCAATCCTATCCGAGGTCAGTCCTTGGTTCAAGGATCCCAGCTTAGAAGACATGGGTCGCAAATACTGGAAGAAACGCAGCTATGTGTTCCAGGGCTTCGTGCGTGAAAATCCCATCGCTGACGACAAGACTCCAGCAAACCCAATCCGTCGTTTCATCATTGGACCTCAGATCTTCACACTGATCAAGAGTGCGTTGATGGATCCAGAATTGGAAAACTTGCCCACAGACACTATGAGTGGATTGGACTTCCGTATCACCAAGACACAGAAGGGTGGCTATGCTGACTACAATACTTCAAAGTGGGCTCGCAAAGAGTCAGCACTTACCGAAGAAGAACAAGCAGCTATTGAAACACATGGCTTGTTTGACTTGAGCACATTCTTGCCCAAGAAGCCCACTGATGTGGAACTGCGTGTGATGAAAGAAATGTTCGAAGCATCAGTGGATGGCAAGGCATTTGACATGGAGCGTTGGGGACAATACTTCCGTCCAGCTGGCATGCAAGCGCCCAGTGGTGCTGCTGCGGCAGATGTGGATGAGGATGTTCCAGTGGTCAAAGCAGCACCTGCTGCTAAAGCACCTGTGGATGCATTTGGAGACAACGACGTTCCTGTGGCAACCGCACCAGTGGCCAAGCCAGCAGAAGGCAACAAGAAGGCTGAGGATATCTTGGCCATGATCCGTAGTCGTCAAAACAAGTAACTGATTAGTATCGCAAGCACTCAGGTGCTTGCGTCTATCTATTATGAAATTTTCTTTGGTATTTGAGAATACAGGTGATAGCATACCTTTTGAGGTTGTGCATAATCATGATCTGTTTGAGTTTTTTGTCCAACAATCAATCAACGAAAATCAAAATCAATTTTCCGACAATCAACTGATTGCACAACGAGTCAGCAAAGGGTTAACTGATCTTCACTGGGCATTGTCGAATACCAATGAGATTCTTTGGGATCTTGCAGGTGTTAAATTTCCACAGTCAGATAATCTAGAAACATACTTGGATCAAAGCCTGCTAAATCGCATACATGCCGAATGGGTGTTTTCACAAAATTATAAAGTACAAGTACATCAGTTGAGATTTAGTTCAAACTCAAGAGCTGCCAGACTTGGGGAACAACTCCACGATCAGTTTTCTGATGAGATATCAGAAACAAGGTTAGCAGTGGCTATGCAGCATCTTGGAAGAATTCTTCCATACGAAGATGTGAACATGGCAGTTCATAGATTGGAATCAATTTTTATCAACAATATTGAATACAATGCTCCTGGCAAGTGGAAAGTATTTGACAATCCATTCCGAAAAACATCTATGGTATCCAATCAAGATCGTATGAATTTTACTCTTGGATACACTTATGTAGGACGGCAACTTTATAACAAGTTTGAATATTTTGATATGAACCTTGATTGTGAAGACCATTACAACTATGAGACCTTGGAATATGCATTTAACATTAGTCTGCAACAACCTGAGACTGTGGCATTTAGCCCAGAATTCTTGGCGTGGTGTGCCCAGCATGATCGGAGACCAATGGCTAAACAAGTCCCTATTGCTAATGTGATTGACCTAGATAAACACTTGACTCAGTACCGCAAAATACTTTATAATAACTCACAAACAAACAACTCGGCTAGCATTATTTTACATTGAAAGAAATTACCATGGCAAAACCATTTGACGTAAGCAAGTTCCGCAAGGAAATTACCAAATCAATCGAAGGATTGAGCATTGGTTTCAACGACCCCACAGACTGGATTTCCACAGGCAACTATGCCTTGAACTATTTGATCTCCGGAGACTTTAACAAAGGTATTCCACTGGGCAAGGTCACTGTGTTCGCAGGTGAATCAGGTGCAGGTAAAAGCTATATCTGCTCCGGCAACATTATCAAGAACGCACAGGCACAAGGCATCTATGTGGTCTTGATCGACAGTGAAAACGCACTGGACGAGGACTGGCTCAAAGCACTAGGTGTAGATACCAGCCAAGACAAACTGCTCAAATTGAGTATGGCCATGATTGATGATGTGGCCAAAACAATCTCAACATTCATGAGCGACTATAAAGCATTACCCGACGGCGAGCGTCCCAAGGTGATGTTTGTGATTGACTCATTGGGCATGTTGCTCACGCCCACCGACGTGAACCAGTTTGATGCAGGTGAGATGAAAGGTGATCTGGGCCGTAAGCCCAAAGCACTTACCAGTCTTGTGCGTAACTGTGTTAATATGTTTGGGTCATATAATGTGGGCTTGGTGTGTACCAATCACACATACGCAAGTCAAGACATGTTTGACCCCGATGACAAGATTTCGGGTGGTCAAGGTTTCATCTACGCCAGCTCAATCGTTGTGGCCATGAAGAAACTCAAGCTGAAAGAGGACGAGGATGGCAACAAGATCACTGATGTCATGGGCATCCGCGCTGCTTGTAAAGTGATGAAAACACGCTATGCAAAACCCTTTGAAGGCGTGCAGGTCAAGATTCCTTATGAAACAGGTATGAGTCCGTACTCGGGCATGGTAGATCTCATGGAGAAACGTAATCTGCTAAAGAAGGAAGGCAATAGCCTGGTGTTTGTTACCACCGATGGCGAGATCATCAAGAAGTTCCGCAAGAAGTGGGAAGCCAACGAAGAAGGCTGCCTGGACCGTGCTATGGCAGATTTTGGAAATCACAAACAAGAGATAACTACCGTTGAGGAGGCAGCAGAATGAATGAAGCAGTAGCAGTGGCCAGCGAAATGTGGTCCGAACTCAAGCGTTATGTAAACACAGTGGATCGTGATGAAGCAGCCCAAACAGTAGTGGCCATCTTGATTGACAACGACTGTGATATGGACGACATCAAGGACACCTTCAAAGGCGACGCTGATATCAAACGAGCCCTTACAGCATATCTCGACGATGACAAATCCTACGAAGACGAGGATGAAGAAGATGTTGAAGAAGAGATAGACTATCACGAAGACGACTGGGAAAACTAATGTGGTACAGCAAGGTAGTGGCCAACTTGGCGGCCATTCCTGATTTCATAGACCATTACGAAGCAGAGCTGGATGCGGCCAAACGTGATTGTAAAATCTCGGGTGTGCTGGAAAAAAACATCACGGCTTTGCCCGGTATCACAGAACAACGCTTCAATCAACTGCAAGAGATCGAAGCTGTGTTGAACTATCTCAACATCCAACTACGCAAGATACGCAGGAAACATTTTCAGAAGTATCTTGAAGGCTATGCCCGAGCACTCACTTCGAGAGATGCTGAAAAGTATGCCGAAGGCGAAGATGAAGTAGTGGACTTTGAAACCATCATCAACGAAGTGGCCCTGCTACGCAATCGATGGTTGGGTATCATGAAAGGGCTGGATACCAAACAATGGCAGATGGGCCATGTGGTCCGACTACGCACAGCAGGCATGGAAGATATTACAGTATGATCCCAAACGGTGATACATACTGTCATGAAACCCATAAAGAAAACCGCACTTGTAACAGGCATGACCGGCCAGGATGGCCCGTATCTTGCTCGACTGCTAATAGAAAAAGGCTATCACGTTTATGGCCTTATCCGAAGATATAGTAATCCCAATCTAGACAACATCAAATGGTTGGGCATTGAGAATGATGTTGAACTGATCACCGGCGACATCACCGATGAAAACAACATGAATCATCTCATGCAAACACTCCGTCCTGACGAAGTATACAATCTGGCAGCACAGAGTTTCGTGGGCATAAGTTGGGATCTCAACAAACTCACCACAGAAGTGAATTCCATCGGTGTGCTGAATATACTTAATGCCATACGCCGACACAATCCCAACACACGATTCTATCAGGCCAGCACCAGTGAGATGTTTGGGAATTCGTCAGACAATGGCATGCAAAGTGAACTCACACCATTCACACCAAGAAGCCCGTACGGTGTGAGCAAGTTGTACAGTCATTGGATGACCGTGAACTATCGTGAAAGCTACAGTCTTTATGCTTGCTCGGGCATCCTGTTCAATCACGAAAGCCCGCTGCGTGGGCGAGAGTTTGTCACACGCAAAGTGACCGATGCTGTGGCCAGAATCAAACTGGGATTGCAGGATTCAGTTTCATTGGGAAATCTCGATGCACGCCGTGATTGGGGATTTGCCGGGGACTTTGTGGAAGCCATGTGGTTGATGTTACAACAACCCACGGCCCGAGACTATGTGATTGCCACCGGCAAACAACACACCATCGGCGAGCTGTGCGATGTTGCGTTTCGACATGCAGGTATCAACGACTGGCAGCCTCTCGTTAAATCTGATCCACGATTTAAACGTCCCGCTGAACTCCACAGTTTGTTGGGAGATTGTTCCGCTGCCAAGGATATACTGGGATGGCAACCAAGAACTGATTTTGTTGCCATGATCCAGAACATGGTTGATGCAGATCTAAAGAGACTTCAACAATCTACTCAGCGGTAAACCAGAAGCAATCTCGCCCAGAGTCCACTCTGTGTGACATAATTGTTCTAACCACACAGATCTGTCGGGCATGTGTGGTTTTTCTATCAAAGCAAAGTCTGTGTTGGCCACAGGAATAGCCATGCTATCCGCACCTACAAAAGCCGGCACACCATCCATGATGGCCTGGCTGCCCGGTCCAGAGTTTTCATTGATCACAGCCCAGGCACGATCCAAACTGCTGCGGAAATCAAATTCATCGTAGGTCCCACGTAACACCTGGGGTTGTTGTATCCGCACGCCGGGCACGGGTCGCAGTCGTTGTCTGGGATGCGGACGAACCACAATCTCACGATC